TACCCGAGCTACCTGAGCTACCTGACGAACTACTTGTACTTGTTGTACTTGTAGTTGTAGTTGGCATACTTGGACTTGTTGAAGTATTTGTGGTACTGCTTGTCGACAACGCTTGGCTTCTTATTCCTGTATTAGTTGTGCCTGTAGCTGTAACTACATTACCTGTTGACTGTATTCTAGATGCTGTTACAGAATCTATAATTTCTACATCGTCAACAGTTGCATCATTAATAAAGATTTCGTTATTTTCTGCTTTTACTTCGTACAAACTACCAAATCCTTGTGTAGCCTGTTTTGGTACTAACAAAATATTAACAACATCTGGCGCTACCCTGTTCATTACATGTGTTGCAAGTTCAGTGAAGTGGAATGTGTCTCCAAAGTCCCAATTCTCTAGTGCAAAAAATTGATTGATTGCATTAATTACAGAAGTTTTTACTTCATTGTCATTAGTAACTTCGCCTGTATTTTTTACAATTTTAAAAGTTGCTTGTAAATTTTCTTGTGCATGAACACCAAATAACGGCTTGTATTCTACTGAATGATAAATTACTTCATCACTTATTGATTTATATTGTGCTATTGTTGCACCATAGTTTTGGAATAACTCATCTGTGCTTGGAGGAAGAGGCATAACACTAGTAACACCTTTGAGGTATTGTCTAAAGCTATTATTATAATTTCTAGTTAACATGTATACATCTATGATGTTACTTGCACTAGGATCTATTCTGTTACCTTCGTCGGCACTATGTACATATTGAAATTTTAAATTTGATCTTCCTGTTTGTGCTTTATAATCTGCTGTAATAACTAAAGAATTATTACTTAATATTTTAAAGTTATCATTGTCAATTATATAAAATATTTGTCCACTTTCATATTGACTGTATGCTCCAATTTCAGTTTCTGTTGATACTACTTTAATATCACTGCCTTTATCATAATAATTAAATTTACTAAATCCTTGTTCTGAGGATACTTTCTTTAAGAAAATATATTTTTTATTTGCATTTGTTAATGGTGCAACTACTACATCAAAAATATCCGGATCATCAATACTACCGTCTTCGTTTAGGTCGAAGAAACTAACTTCTACTTTTTTACTATTAATATATCCATCTGCATTTCTAAATTCTTTAACAATTTCCCAATTGACATCATTGTTAAAAGGTAACAATGAATCAGGCTGTGTATTAAAATTCATAATTGCAACTTTATCTTTTACAAGCTGTCCAGTTTGAGAATCATAAATTTTATTTTGTCCATCGAAGTAAAAAGATAATTCCTTATCACTTTCAAAAATATATCTTAGTCCTCTGTTTGTAACAGTATATTTTTCTCCGTTTGTTTCAAATAATATAATCCAACTCGAGTCTAATTGGTTGTTTGTAACGTCACCAGTTTTACCGTTACTGAAAACATCAACAGTGTTTAAATTTTCATTAATAATAATACGCCAGTTTCTTGTAACTTGGTCATAACGTAAAGCAAATGTTTTGTAGGCAAATACTTGATCAATAATTTGTCCTCTAACATCAGCAGTAATATCTTTTACAAGTTTTGGTTTAACTTCTTCAAGTATACTATTTTTAGGAAGTATTTCGTTAAAAACAATTGGTCCTTGTCCTGTGTCTGTTGCAATGCTAGTTCCTGCACCGTTTACACTTATAACTTTTACCCATTTATATGTACTTGCACCTTTTGCTGTTGCATCACTTGTAAGATCTCCATTACCAATAAAGTATAGACCTGCTGGTGGTTTAAATTTTAGTAATGCTCCTGCTTCTACGTATTTTAAAGAACCTCCTGTAAAATTTCCTACTTGATAAGGAACTTCATTTACATTATTAAGTAAACCAGTACTGCTATTGGTAGTTTTTGTTGTTTGGACCCATGTAGCATTTAGATCACTAACAATAATTTTAGCATAGTTTGCAAAATAAAAATTACTAATAGCTCTATTTTTTATAATAGGCAAAATTGTATTTTCAATAGTGCCTTCGATATCTGTTTGTGTATCAAATGTAAATGATGTTTTATTTTCGTAAGGCTCTCTATATAGTACTCCGTCATTTCCAAATAAATTTGTGCTAGAATATTTTCCAGTAGCATCCTTCAAATCAAAATATCTACTAATACCGCTTGTAGTTCTGTTTGTTGATTTTACTTTTATAATCTCTTGGTTAGTAGTTAAAGGAACAATATTATAATCTTCTCCTGTAACCATTCTATTCTGTGTATAATATGTTTGTGGAGCATTTGTTCTAATATTAGAAGTTGTTTCACTTGTAGTTGCATTGTTAACAGGAGTCTTTAGTTCAAGTCCTAGTGTCAATGTTTCTGTAGCACCTGTCTTAGAAACATAAGGAAAACTTATTGTAATATTAGTTAAGTCTGCAGGCTTTATAGATAAAGCTCTATTTGCACTTGTTCTATAATAAAGTCTAAAACCACCTGCTGGTAGATTTCCAAATGTTCCATCTGCAAATACTAAACTTATTTCATCATTAGCTCTAGTTTGTATAACATAAAAATCTTTTATTTTTTTATTCAAACTATTGTAAATTGCATTATTGCCTTCTGTAGACGAAACCTTTGTCCAAATTTTATCTGCAACACCATTCTCATCTAAACTGTAAAGCCATACATCTGTTTCATTAATATTTTCTGCTTCGATAGATATTCTTTGGTTTGCAGAAGGACTATTTACATTGAATGTATCTGATTTTATACTACCTTGTCTAAAATGTAAAAAGTATCCTGTGTTTGAACTGCCTGATCCTCTACCATCTTCTCTATATAAAAATGCTAAACTATTTCCTGGTACAGGATTTTCTTCAATAAGAACATTGTCATCTGTGTCTATACCTGTTGATACAATTTCAAATGTTGTTGGAATACCATTAACACCCTTTGTAAAAGAAAACACAGGAACATCTGAACCAGCTGATGTAAATCTATATTGCTGTGTAAGCACTCCATTAATTGGTTGTGTGACTGATGGTTTACCTATTGTACCATTTTGTGGAAGTGCCGCATTTAAAACACGTCTAAATTGTTCTGCCCAATTTGCATTACTAGGATCATTCCAAATAATTGTTTGTTCAGCTAAATTACTACCATTACTATCTACCATTGATTCTGTTGTACTAACAGTTTCAAATTTTAGTAATCCATTTGCAGGCTGATTTCTTCTAGCATTATAAGAAAGCATACGTGCTAAACGTAGCACTGACTCTCTGCGTTCAGCTAATTCTAAGAAATTTTCTCTTGCATTTAAATCAACTCTGTAACTAATGTTCTGCCCAAGAAAGGCAATCATATCTATAAGTGCTAGATATTCTGATGTATCAACATAGTCATTAAAGTCCTCAGGGTAATTTGTTCTTAGATAGGTGATCATTGACCTTCTAAGTGTATCAAAGTCATAACTACGGAACTCCGCATTACGGTAACTTTGGTATACTTTCTGCCAATCTTCTGCGAGTAGCAGTCTATTTTGTCTGTCGGTTGATGACATCGATTATCCTTCTTTAAATGCTACTGTATTTATTATAAACAATAATACTAGTAGTTAATTCTATCACGCTAACCCAACATCTTTATCAAACTGCATCCTTAAATTTTCACTAATATTGTAATCACGATATGTAATAGTTGCTTCGATTTGTAAGCCGCTTTCGTATTCTGATACTTGCACACCAGAAGCTCTAGTTCTAGGATCGTAGTTTACAATATTTGTAACATTTGTTGTAATTGCGTCTTTGAGCTCTGTAGTTAATGGCTCATACAAAGCGTCCCAAATTATACAACCAAATGTAGGATCAGATAATTTTTCTCCTTGACGGATGTTAAAATGATTCAGTAAATTTTGTTTTATTAAGCCCATATCAAACTGTTGGAAAGTTGTGCTTTCAGGATTGACTGTACTAAACCCTCTATATGCTTTTTGCTTTATAGGAGGTTTAACTTCTCTCTTAGGAGTTATTTTAATAGTTTTGTATAAATCTGTTGCCATGTTAATATTTATCCTGCTGGTCCGCCAGCAAAAACTGTAGCGGCGCCTGTGGTCATTTGTCCGCTATCTGCTGAATCTGTAACTCTTGCTGTAAATAAACCAACTGTTACTACCAAAGTATCTCCTACATTAACTTGTGCTACGTGAGAAGTACAAGGTTCAGGATCAATGTCATGACTTACAGTTGGGTCTGTCTTTCTGGCAACTAATTTTCCTTCTGCAAATACTGTGCTTTGAGAAGGTGTGTCAAGAGTAGTTGTACCATCACAGCCATGTCCTGTGTCTAATGTATCGCCTTCTCTACAAACTTTTAGTGCCATTACTGTACCTGCGAAGTTCCTGTACCTCTATCTATAGGTGTAGTTGTTGATAAACTTGCTCTAGGTAAAAGTTCTCCTGCTATAATCCTTTGATAAAACCCTTTACCTAAACCTATTCTATCATTTGTATTTGCTTGGCCGCCTGCATAACCAACTGCTTTTGCAAACTGGCTTCCTAACGAACCAAAACTAGAACTTGTCCATGTTACAGTTTTACTTTTCAAATATGCTACAGCTATTTTTGTTGCAACTTCAGGATCATTTGCCATGTCAGCATTGTTATAAATGTCTACACCTGCAAGTTTTCCGTATTTTTTATAATTGAATGTTCCTGTAATTTGTATAAGTCCTCTACCTCTATATCTAAATCCATCACCTGTTTCAGGTCCACCATTGCCCATTCTGTTTCCGTAAACACTATTTGCTATAGCAGGAGGACCTCCTGCAACTAATGCTTCCGCTTTACGTCTACCTGCTGTGCCGCCAAATCTATTTGGCCATACACGTTGTAAAGTAGATACTCTATAATTCATATTTTCTGATCTTGGTTCAAAGTTACATTCTTTTTGTACTTGAGCTAGTGCCATTGCAAGAGCTTGTGCATTTCCAGGTGTAGCACCCGCTGGTAAATCTGCAGGATCGGCACTGTTTAAGCAAGTAGCAGGATCTAATCCTAGACCTTTTATAAGTTCACCTAACATATATTCTTGCATTTCATTTACTGGTACAGGATCTGCAGGTTTTTTGCCTGAAAGATTGTCTGTATTTTTAGTTGAAACTCTGTCTATATCAAATTCTTCTCTAACACGTTCTCCATCTGCGTTTGTTACATAAGGATCTTGTGCATTATAGATACCAGATGTTTCTGTATATTCTGGTATATCACTATCTTTATCAATCTGTGGTGCAGACGTTCTAACTTCTGGTGACGGTGCTTCAATACTTGCAGTTGCACTAGGAGTATGTCCTCCTGGATTAATATTTTCGTGTCCGTCCCATGGTTCATGTTTTGGTATACGTCTTGGTCTTAGAGCTATCTTAGCAACACTTGCTCTACTTGCTAATGCAGTCACAGGAACATTTAAATCAGTGCCTGTTGAATCTTGAGTTTTATCTTCAATATCATCAGTTACTGGCGCTGTCCATGTATCACTTATACTATCAGCACCTAAAGCAGTTTGTGCCGCTGTATTCATATGTATCTGTGCGGCAGTTTCTTTGTGTACACCTGTAGTAAGTATCTGTGTATCTCCGCCACTTGTAAGTTTATTATCTCCTGTTGTGCTTAGATTGTATGCTCCAACAACAGTTTGTCTGTAATTGCCTGCAACTTTACTTCCGTACTCTCCGTTTATTGCTAACTTGCCATCTCCGCCAACTTGTAAACTGTAATTTTTACTAATAGTTGTTGTATGAGCTCCTTTAATTTGTATGTCTTGATTGCCTCCTACTGCAACTAAATGGTTATCTCCAGTCCATTCATTTTTATCTTTACCTACAAAAGTTGTTTCATTTTTATTTGTTGTAACATCTCTATCATTGTTGACCATTAATTTGTAATCTCTACCAGCTGTAATGTTAATATCTTTGCCTGACTCAATGTTAATATCTCTATCTGCTTTTAGATTAAAATCTGTTTCTGTTCTAAGGTTAATACTGTCTGTAGCATAAACATCTATCTTGCCGTTAGATGTTAATTCAATCCATGCTGTACCGTTTGCGTTTCCAATATAAATCAAATCCTCAGTATTATGTAAAAGTATTTGATGTCCTGTTCTACTGCGTAATCTAATATGTTCATTGAACGGTAAAGTAGGATCAGCTTTGCTTATATTTTTAGGTGTATTTTCTATATCATAATATGTTGCAGGATTTTCTTTTGCAATACCCATCCGTAAAATAGTAGGATCTCCATCGTCCATTGTAAAAGCAGAACCGCCTAGTCTACTTCTAAAAATATCAACTTCTCTACCTGTTTCTCCGTATTTTCCTTTTGGAGCTCCTGGACGCTTGTCGATAGGACCTGGGGTATTCCAACCGTATACTGTATTAGGAATATCTCTTCTTGCACTTGTCGTTGTAAGCCCTCTAACAATATCTTCCATTAATCCTTGCTTACCTAAAGTAAGTGCCATCATAGGATTCAAAGGACGTTTAAATTTATCTGGGTCAACGCCTCTTCTTTCCTCACCATCAATTGCTTTATTAAATTCACCTGTAG